CACGCGGTCAATTTGGAATGGGCCAAGGTACGTGCCACTGGCGACGTTCTCGTGCTGCGCCACATTGCCGAACAGGTCGCGCACAACGACCGTTCCACCCAGGCCGACGAACAGCATTCGGCAGACATGTGACAGGTCAGCGTCAGCGGGTGTGATGCTGATCAGACGGATGGCAGGTGTGGTCAGGTCGGGGTACTGAGACGAGAGAGGATTGATAGCAGGCATGGTGAAGCACCTCTGTAAAGATGCCTCACTTTGGACTCTGATGGCAACAAATACCAGCGTGGCATATATGCCTGAGGGTCAGTAGCCTGCGCGGCGTGCTGCGAAGTTGGTTGATGCACCCAGTGTGGAGCGCTTTGGCTCGGTGATGGCAAAGCGCAGCATCATCATGGCGTAACGGCTCGCGCTGATCACGTCATCGCGTTCCTTGACGATCAGGCCATTCTTGCGGTGGTACATGCGGAACTCTTCAATCCATGAGGTGCAGGTGCTGAACACACGCCATCTGCCCGTCTGCATGCGCTCCAGCATCTCACTGATACCGGCTTCAACGCCGTTCCCGCCGTCTTCAAAGGTCGCACGCTCGGGCAGCATGTTCGCACCCAGGTTGCGGTACTGGTTCGCAAGCTGCTCACCTGAACCCTTGTCATGCTGCAACCCGTCATGCGGCCAGGCGATGGGAATCCACTTGCCCTTGGCTGCAAGCAGTGGTGCCTGCATCGCCACACTGGTTTCACGCAACCTGAACTCGTCAGTCAGGTATATCGTGTCCGTGTCACGGTCCCATGCAATCCATGATGCCGCGGCTGGGTGATCCCAACCCAGGTCGAGGCCAATGATCCGCGGCCAATGCTTTGGTATCGCCATTGGCGGGATGACGATCTGATCTTCAGGCACAGGAAACACTCGACCACTCCCCATTGATGGTATGCCCTTGGTACGGGCTTCGCGCTCATGCGGCGGATAACTGGCAATGATCTTGGCCTTCTGCTCTGCCGTGTAGTGCGCCACGTCCTCGATGGTCATGTTGACCATCCCAGCGTCTTGGTAAATGTGAAGCTCCTGCCAGAAGCGCATGGCAATCGTGGTCATGCCTTTTAGCAAGGTGCAAGTGACAATGACTGGACCAAAAGCAGCATTGGTACGGGTCAGCCCCTCCATGTAGATGTCTTCAGGCGGTTCCTCATCGAACCAAACTCCATCCACGGTGTCGGCCTGCCACTTCCCACGCCCCTGGTCGTACGACTTCAGGCTGATGGTGCTGATTGACTCCAGCCCATTGGCGTCGGTGAACTTGATTTTAGCGGTGTCAACAAACTCGTTGACGTGGCGGCTCCAGTTCAAGTCAACGATGCACCCCTTGGGGATTGCTCCGGTGCCAGGGTCTTTTTTGGGGTCGCGGCCAAACAGGTAGCGCTGCACACCGCGCCGGGTCAACTCTCCAGACTCCGAGCCAGCCAGCCAGTTGTTCCCCTTGGTGAACCTCTTGCCAGCCCACCACTCAGGGTATTTCCCAGTGAGGTGCATGGCCACCTCGTTGGCTGCCGCGAGAGTCTTCCCGCAATTGTGGTGATACACGCCTGCGGCTTTGTAGTTGTGACTATTCGGGACCTGAACGTCTAATATTGGCTGGTAACCAATAGGGATCAGAGCTAAAATAGAGCTTCCACCAACCAACTGATGAGGTATATATGGGAAAAAAATCGCCTCTTGATGCTCACTTAGCAGAGCTTCTCGCATGGAATGACCAAGGCGTTGAGCGTCATGAAATGGCATCTCGCCTTGGGGTATCGAAATTTGCGGTTCAAGCGTATCTAAATCGACGTGGTGTCCCCGCAAAGATTTTTGGTCCAGGCGGGACACTGAATGACGATGAAGTTCGACGATTGATTGAGGTTGAGTGCAAGACTCAAGCAGAAGCTGCCGCAATTCTTGGATGCCACACTGCAAGTGTTGAGAGAGCCGTTCGGAGGCTTGGCCTTCAAACGCCGCGAACAGGTCCGCGAAGTGGTGCAGATCACACTCAGTGGGTGGACGGACGCTGTATAGATAAGAGTGGATACGTGCTGGTGTTCGCTCCATTGCATCCGTATGCGTCCAACATGGGTCGAATCCGAGAGCATCGAGCCATTTGTGAGGTGGCTCTTGATCGCTACTTAGCCCCATGTGAGGTGGTTGACCACAAGGATGATCACCCTTTCCATAACTGGCCTTCGAACTTGGATGTTTATTCCAGCAACGCAGACCACCTCCGCGCAACACTAACTGAGCGAGTGAAGTCCAGCCCTCGGAAGTCAACACCAGGTGTTCTGCCGTGCAATCGAACCACAAACCGCTGTCCAGAACAACACGAAACGCTGGCGCAATGTCCCGCAGAAACCATTGAGAAGTACGAGCGATTTCTTCTCGTCCATCGACCAACGAAAGAGCATGTTGCTCTCCCGAAAGCAGCATACCTCCGCTCTGGAGCGTGGTCTGACCCGTTTGGACATAAGTCCACGGCGTAATGCACTGGTTACCAGCCGACAGCATGCGCTCACGCTTCTCGGCACCCATTCCATGAAAGTCGGCCTGCTTTGGGTATGGCTTGTAGGCATCGAGCTGGTTTTCGACGATCACCCTCCGCAGCATCATCTCGATAGCTGCGAGCTGGTCATCATCCATGCGCTCAAGGACTTCAGGCAGCATCTTTAATCCATGGTTTAAGCCCAGCAGCTAATGCCGCGCAGGCAAGCGCGACGGTGCGCGATGCGCCGACCTTGAGCCACCGTGCATACGTAGCCCGGTTGACACCCAGCGCTGCGCTTGCAGTCTGGTATGTGTAGCCCATGTGGGACTGCCAGGCTCTCAGGTCGTCGGGGGTCATGATGCAAGCCCACATTGGGCGCACTGCCACATGCCAGGGCCGTCGGCCACCAGAACGACCGAGCCACACCGCTTGCATGGCGCAGTGGCTGTGGTGTTGGTGGGCCTGTCTACGGCCTCTCTCACCCAGTCGCTCAGTTTGCGACCCTGGGCCTGGGATTTGTGCACCCACCGGGCTTTGGTGCCGGGTGGGGCTTTGATGACAATGGTGTCAGTCACCGTGCATCCCAGTAGCTCTGTGCGGCTGCTGCAATCTCTGCCTTTGTGGAGCCTTTGCCAAATGCTGCCATCCCACAATCGACCAAGTTGCTCACGCCACGCGCACCATACGAGTCGTTCAGCTCAGACTCAATTGCAGACTTGGCTGATTCGTCGCATTTGCCCATTGCATGCAGCGCCAACTCAGCAACCCATGCCGTGCGCTTTGTGACTGCGTGTTGATAACTGATTGCACGAATCTCCGTATCGTGTCCACCAATACGATATGGACCGTAAAAAACCCAATCTGTTGCAAAGCGCCGAATAGGCTTGCCCGTTTCTTTTTGGGCTTGTCGTATTGCCGCAGTTTTTGATGTAGTCATGATTGCCCCATTTGATGGATACCGTGTGCCGCACGGTCGGGTGGTAACGCCACTCTGAGACCCCCGCTTGGGCAGGGGCTACGGGGTGGGGTCAAGATTCGATTTTTTCGGCCAGCTTGCCAGCCATGTCGGCCAGTCTGCGCAACTGACGCACAACAGATTCGCGGCGGTCGGATACGGTACGGGTGTCCGCACCAAAAACATCATCGCTTTGGTCCTCGGTAGCTGCGCCCTCAATGCTTGCCGCAAACTCGACAATGCCATCCAAGTAGGCCTTTTCGCTGACCATGTAGCCAGCTTCGTCCTTTACATCAATCCAGATACCTTTTGCTGGCCGGGTGTACTCAGCAATCAGCTGCATGTCTTTATCCAGCACCTCAACCTTTGCCAACCCGTTCGGGTAGATTTTGATTTGGCGCTCTTGTGCGGCCCACTGGCGCATGTACTGTGACACTGCGCTTTCGATGGCCTGCTGGGTGTTGCAGCTGGCCAGCGCCGCGGCAAAGGCGTTTAAGGCTTGTTGATTGTCTTTGGTCATGATGTTGCTCCTATCAGGATTCCCGGTGCCGCCGGGGCGGTGGACTTGCTTGATTGCCTGTCCATGGGTCTTATTATAGTCGCGTTTTGCGACTGCGCGCTACCGTTCGTCGGAAACTTTCGCCTTTGTCCTTATCGCCCTTACCTGCTCCAGCGCATCCAGTGCAGCCTGAGCATCACCAGGCGTCATGCGGCCCATTGCCTTCTTCAGCGGATCAGTCACATCCTCGACCTTGTGCACAAACATACCCATGTTCACGCCCAGCAGATTGAGCGCCTTAATCTTGCCCTCGGTCTTGAACTTCTTGGACAACACCAGCTGCCCGTCTTCGCCAATCTCGACCAGTTCAATCGAGGCGATGGCAGCAGCTGTGTCATCGTCCAGTTCGTGCACCTTCTTCAAGCCGCCGTCCTGATTGAATATCTTGCGAATGTCGAAAAAGGCGATCCGCGCTAGCTCCTTGATCACCATGTCCTGCGTGACCTCAGTGCGCTTTACCGCCGCCGCCCTCAGCTCGGCAACCCTTTGGGAAACACCACTATGTGAAAAAAGAATGCTGGATTGCGACCAAACGGCGCGGTCTTTCCACTTCTGGCTTTTTGGATACGCCTCGCGGTATGCGGCCGCTTGGCTCTTGCCTTCGGCCACCAGCTGCGCGAACTTCTCCTGCTGCGGTGTGAGTGGCTTCATGGTTGTTCCCTCTTCATCGATTCGTATTGCTCGACAGTCGGCAGCATTTTGTTTGCCCAAATGAACTCGATGCACGCTTGGTTGTAATGGCAGATGCGTTCTGCAATCCACTGGTTGTCAGGCTTAAACGCACTCGCAGCAATGATTCGCTCTGCGTTGCGCAATTTCACCTCGCACGACGAAAGCGCCTCTTCCGCTGCACGACGTGAGGCCCGGTCTTTTTGCGCATACCAATGGGCGTGGGTGTCGAGGTGCCTGGCCAGCTTTTCAATGGCTCGGGCTTTTTGCTTCGAGCGAAAAACCTCTGTTGTGAAGTCGGTGGAGGCAACCCAAAACGCACCAATCTTTGTGACTTTCACGACACCTGCCCCCGCACAAACGCCTCAGCGTTGTTGATGATGCGGATGCGGTCCATGTTCCCCATGCACTCTGAGCGAAGCCAGTCTGCCGGGAAAAGCACCTCCACTGCGCTCACCTCGATGTAGGGCACCTGCTGAACCGCAGCAGTCATCAGAGCCGTAGAGCTTCCGAGCGGGTGGATGTCCCCACGCAAGAACACTTGACCTGACGTGCTCACACCAGCCGAAGCGACCTTCTGGCCATTGATCTGAATCTCGACAAGGCTCACGTCCTCGTCCTCATCTGCCTCAAAAATCGTAGCCATCTGTCATTTCCTTTCAGCGACTGAACGCCAATTGCCTTCTCAAATCATCTTCACGGACCACAATCACCTTCTCTGCCTTGGCAGGGGCAAGGGTGTGCCTTTTCACGAATCTCTTTCCCTTGGCGCTTGAGGCGGGGCCCAGGGATGAGCGCAAACGTCCTGCGTTGCGCAGCTTGACCAGCACCGAGCTGATGTCGGGGTGGTCGATCTTTGACAGACCAAGGGCCATGCTGATCTGGCCGATGGTCAAGCCTGGTTGCGGGATGTTGGCCGCCAGGGCTTCTTCGCAGTGCGTGGTCAGCAGCGCTTCGATGCGCGCCTTCAGTCCTCCTGGTGGTGTCACTTTTTCCATTGGCATCCTGCGTCAATCAGCTGGTTTTTCTTCGATCACCAGGCGGCGGCCACTGGTGAGGTAGGTTTCTGTCATCTGCGTGGGCTGGTCAATCTGAACGGGGCTGGGTTGGTCAACCCACTCACCAGCCTCGTTCTTGTGTTGCACGGTCACGCGCACAGGCCAGTTGCTGGTGTCTGCGTTTTCGATGCGGATCATCTTGGTCATTGGTTTTCCTTCGGTTGTGGTACTCGGTCACTCGGTCCCGCCGTGACACGGTGGCGGTTCGGGCACTCCACGTGGGAGCATACCCAAAATTCGTTCTCACCCGCAGGCCTGTGGGTGCTGCCCTTGTGCTGGCAAACAGGGCATGGCTTGGGTTCGGGTTTCTTGCTCACGCCCTGCCCCGCCCACCGTTTCCGCCAGGGTTGTTGATGCTGGTCGCGCTCTCGCCCTTGATCGCATTGCCGCGCAAAAATCCGGCGAACTCTGCGCGCGTCATCCACGCTTCCATTGCGTCCTGCGGCTGTATTGCTTTGCTGGCGTAATGCGTGCCGCCGACTTGGGTTCTGTTTGCGCTCAAAGAATTTCCCCTGTTTCCAAATCCACCCCCAGCAGAACACCGCGCTCTGCTGCAAAGGCTTCAATCCATTCCATAAGCCGCCCGCACTCGTCTTTCGACAGCTTGCTGGT